ATCTCCTGGACCTGCGGCTCTTGGACCGGCGCCGCTTGATATTTTTGGATATCCAGTGGATGTTTTTCCGGTGTTGCGCTTGGACTTGTAATTTTCAAAAAATCTAGAATTTTTCTTAACATTTTCATCTTCCTTAAATAATAAACCATATGATTCTGCGATATTGATTTTACCGCGACTTTCCAACCAAGAGAACGCAATTTCATTGTAATTTTTGTTCTCAATGAACCTATTTATTTTTTTGTAGGTGTCAGTAATATCTTCTTCGATTTCTTCGAAAGAAGAACTGTTATTGAAGTCGATAAAGTTGGAAAATTTTTGATAATAAGATTCTTTGCAGGTTTGTGCAAGTTTCCACTTATCGTATCTGACAGATTCGGCAATCATTTTTGCCAGTTTTTCATTTCTCTCTTTGCTGGCTTCGTTTGTGGTGTCAACAAACACCATAGAAGTTTCATAACCCAATTCTTCTAGTTCTTCTTTAATCGTAATCATTCTTCTGTGATCATCAGCAGGACCATTGATAATCAGTGGTCCACGATTGCGGATAGCTTCTCTGCGTTGATCACCAGTTTTCTCAGACAACTTCTGTTTATCCATTAAAATATCAAAAGCTTGAATTGAATTGAGTTCAACAGTTTTACTTTCGGCAATTGCTTCGCGAATGATGATATCTTTACCTGAACCTGGACCACCAGTAACAAAGATGGCCTTGAACAGACCACGATTGTTATCTTCATTCAAACCTAAGCCTTTACGAACATCACGGAATAACTCTTTTGCGTGTTTTTCTGGTACATGAGAAGGAATACCACTTTTGAAACCAGGTTTCTTTTTGCCATCACTATCGATGTAATCATTGAAACGATTGTTGATAGCATGATCTCTCATTTTTGATGCAGACATACCTTCCGCACCTTCAGAATCGGGATCTCTTTGACCAGCAGACTTGACTTCAATTTTCTTAAAGTTGAAAAGAGATCCTTTGGCTGTACCATTGAATTGTTTTAACTTGCTTTCATATTCAGGTATTCTGTCTGAACCGGCAACCATGACCAAGTGGTCGTGACCCATTTGATTCAATCTTTGTGCGTGATGCAAAAATGAAGGAAGTTCTTTACTAGACGATTCAATGTTTGTGTTAGGAAAGAATCTTTTCGCGTGTTTTACTTTTGTTGCAACATCCAAAGGATTTTTCTTTGAATCGACAGAATGTGAAATGATCACATGATGTGGTGCATTATAATCTTTTGCAATATCTTTCACACGATTAACCAGTTTTTCGTGGCCAATGGTGGGAGGATTCATACGACCAAAAGCCATGACAACAGGACTCTTGGTCTTAGAATCGTCTTCTAGTTTTTCTAAGAAAGATTTCATTATTCTTTAAACCCTAAACTCTTTTTAAAATTAAACAAATGTTCATCATTATCCAAATCAACATGACTCTTTTTTAATCCACCTTTTCCGTCTGGATGAAAAGCAACTGTTCTTGCTGATTTGTTACCTTTTTGTTTCTCTCTAATTCTCCAAACACCTTTACCTGAAATTTTTGGTAGACCATGGCCAGTTTGATCTTTTTTGCCTACACTGTAAGTACCAAAACCACCGACTTGTAGGACATGTACATGGTGATCTTGTAAATAGGCGTGTGCAGGATCCAAATTTGAATGTTTAATCTCTATTGTTTTAGCTCGACCAGATTCTGTTGTTTTGACTTTATTTGGATTTGGAAAATTTTGATTCATGTGATCCAATATGCCAGACTTTTCAATTTGTTTTGCGTAAAGTGGTCTTTTCTTTCTTGCATCGGCACCGATGTGCCAACCCTTTTCAGCTGTGTGGTGAATAGTTAATTGACCCATTGCAGCAGAAACGCCATCTTTTGTTTCGCCGTTTAACAGATTACCATTTACTGTTCCTGGATGAAATTTTCCAGTTTTTCTGTTTTCTAAAGCAAAATCTGTACCTGCGGTAGATCCTGCTCCAGACAGGTGTGGGGGCATGACACCATGGTGTTTTAAACGCTCAACGAATTTATTTTCATAATCATGTCCCTTATTGGGTTTTGCCTCACCTGGTTTGTACAATTTTGAAATTGGTATGATGTGTTTGTCACCAACATGATCTTCTGCATTAACGTGTATCTTACCATCAAGATTTTTAAATGCACCTTTTATTTTTATTTTTGAACCGGCAGGCAAATCTTCATGGTCGGCAGCTAACGTATGCGTAAATTCTTGTGAACCTATATGAGGTTGTATATATTTTTTAAGGTGATCTTCACCTGCTGTACCAGAAGCCGTCATTTTTCCTCGGCCTTCCGTTATTAAGAAACCTTTAAATGTTTTCATATTAGAAGTTCCTCATTCCAGCAAAGTTTCTACGAGAGAACTCGGCTCTATTTACAAATTTATCACTGTCATTATCGTGATGGAAAACATAACCTTCTGGATTGGCACTTTCTCCACCATGTTCATGTTCGAATTCTTGATGTTGATTTAAAACACCAATCAGTGCATTCTTTGCTGCCTGTAAATGACCATGCATCTTGAACAAGTTATTATAATGTTTCTTATTTCTTTCTATCTTACCAAGTTCATCTTTAAGTTCGTTTTGTTTTGCAACTTTATTCTTTTCAGTCTTCAACTTATCAATAGCTTTATTTTTGCTGGTTTCTAACCAGTTTTTAAAGTTTTGGTGATTAGGTTCTTCACCAGTTCGAACTGTGTGGTTCATATAGGTTTCTAGGTGCCCACCAACTCCGTGGTGAGCTTTTGTACCCGCATACATGTCATCACCATGGGTATCGTGTATTGCCTGTGCAGCATTGATGTGTTTCTGAAATTCTTTTTGTTCTTTTGGACCAAAATGAACTTTTCCGGCATCCACTCTTGGATCAACAGAAAATACATCTGAATGTTTTGCGAACTTTTCGTGATTAACTTCGTGAGAAGCGTTTAGACTTTTTGCATTTTCGCCGTGATAAGATAAGTGTGTGACAAGACCAATTTTTGCTTTATCAACAGCTTTCTTATGATCACCATGTGCGGTGTATGTTAAACCAGAAGGATTGGGATTGAAAGAAGTTCCTCCAGATTTTGACTTCTTCTTGTCTTCAGCCGTAAACATCATATCACCTTGGTAAACACCTTCTTTTGGTGCAACTTTAGGTAAGTGTTTTAGTGCTTCTTTTAGTTTTCCAACAAGACCAGGTGCATGACCGTGGTTCTTCATAATGTCTGCGGGTGTGTAGTTGATCTTAGGTGTCTTATTGAATGCAGACTTTGATGCAACAAAAAACTTACCGTTTTCTGGATGGTGACCATAAACTATGGCTGGAGAACCGTCATATTTTGTTGTTAGTTCGGAAGTCTTTTTACCTTGTTTAGTGTGTTCAGCTGCAGCCATTAGAGATTTCAGTGCGCGCTTTGCACCCTTTTCACCATTCTGTAATGGGCGATCTTCAACGTGCGTCAAATGTTTAATCTGACGGCTAGCACCTTCTTCTTCAGGCTCCACCTGTTCTCTGATATATGACTTGAAAGATTTCATTAATACGCCTTTGAATGCAACACACTTTGGTTGCCCGTGGAGTTATTTATAATGGATTATACCACACACCAACAAATTTGTCAAATATTGGATTCGATATATAGAGATCAATAATGTTCGATTTGCCCGTTTCCTGCGAGCCAACCCCAACAATTTATTTTCTCATATTCGACCAAATATTCTTTTGGTATATTTACAAAGTGTGCATGTTCAGTATCCGCAAGCCCATTAGATAATAATTTTAAATTTTCTTGTATTACTGATAAATAAGTATCCACCAAAGATGGACACATAGACCACAGTCTAGTAATTAATAGGTGGTCTGCACCAAACTTGACATTACCAGTCCAGGTTGGTATTCTTTTCTTGAAAACAAACTTACCAAAAGTATTGTCATAATCTTTAATATTAAAAGAATCTTCAAGTTGTGATCTTGCAGAGAATTTAAATATACGATTAACTGAGGTCAACATCTTATTTAAATCTGGATTTGTTTTGATTGTTGAGAGTGTCGCAAACAATAAACAGTTTTCTCCATGACTTTTCAAACCATTAACTGCACAGTATCTGGTGTTTGATTCTTCACTTAAATCCAGAT